AGACCGCTTAAGTTAGCATTAGTACCATCACCATTCAGAAGCTGACTTTCAACGCGCTGCTTAACGCCGTACTGGACTCGGAAGTTAATGTAATCAGCGAGAGCCTGAGAATCCTCCATGAGGTCCTTAGTCACAATGAAGCAATTCCCAATATCCTTCACGTTAGCCGTCTGGGTATCGAACTCGATTTCAGACTGCGGAATTAAATCAACGCCGTTAATTACTTCTGCAGCATTGTTGACATATTTCTTCTCACGAGAGTAGACAATCGCCTTAGAACTCGTCGGAGTATGGTGAATTGTATCTTCGAGCGTTAAAGGAGCCGCTCCGATACCAATAATGCCCTGAATACGCTGATCCGGATAAACCTTTGAATCAACCGTACTGCCCGTGCCGACAGGATTCGGATCCGTCAGTGTGACAGAAAAACCTTTACCTTTGCCAGCCGCAAACTCCAGATAGCCAGCGTCGGCTACCACTCTGGCTCCGAGAGTAAGAGGCGCTTTAACGGAATCAGAGCCTCCCGGCTGCTGTTGTTTGAGGCGACGGATTTCTTCTGCAAGACCAAGCTGCTTTTTACCAAGTTCAGCAAGCTCTGCCTTGACTTTTTCGGTTTCTTCGGTCGTAGACAGCTGTCCTAATCTGTCCTCAATATTGGTCATTGCGGACAAGAGTTTTTCAATTTCTTCGTTCATTTAAATTTTCCCACTGAGTACTTTATCGATTCGCTCGGCAACCCCGAGCACCTTGTTTAATGCTTCAGCCAAAGCAGCGTCCCGCCGCTCTTCGCTCAGCACCTTCTTCACGCGAGAAACAAGCGACAAGGCTTGTTTCCGGCTAAAGCCGCAAGAATCCCTCAAGCAGACTTCAAAATCTCTTAGCGTCTTGATCTTCTCGATGGTTTCGTCTAGAGAATCCTTCGAGAGAGTTTCTGCAATCCTTGCCTGGCCGTCAGCAGGGAAGCTGCAGATTGAAATTTCGTAGAGCGCTGCAATGCTCAAAACCTTGATATTGCCGTTGTCATCCTCGACGTATTCACCCAAACGAATGCCGACGGATAAACCGTCTAAAGTTCCGGCTTTGAGCGCCTCATAAATATCGGCGGCAGCTCCGACTCCGAGTGTGAGTTCTCCTTCAACATAAAGACCTTTATCGTCTTCTTTGAGAGCAGTCCAATGACCAACCGGAACTGCAGAATAGTCGTGATTGAAGAACATCTTCGGGGTAGAAGTCAAGCTTTTCAGTGCTGAACTATAAGCTCCTTGAGCTATATAGAACCCATAGCAATTCAAGTTGTCATAGACCGAGGCGTAGCCCTTGATCACTCCGATCTTCTTATCATCGGATAGTTTTACTTCCACGCCTTCTAATCTTACGGATAAGGTCTGATCCTTTTTCAGCTCTTTAGACACTATCTGACTCCTTAGTTTTTTGGTCGACCGTTGCTTTGGCCAATGCTGAAATAGGCCTCAGCGCCGACTGCGCAAAATTGACATCGCCACCTTCCACTGGCGGCAAATTTTCGTATTGACGTGCTTCATTAACGGTTTCAACACCGTACTGAATGGCTTTCCCGTGGATTTCCATGCGCTCCTTCATGGTTGCCCGAAGCAAGTTATCCATAGAAATTTCCACTGTGTAGAGTGTGAATTCCTCCGGCGTCATGATGCGAGCTCTCACCGCCTGCTCAATTCGCCGGCATAACGGCAACAAAGTGAACTTTTGGAAACCCAAGATAATCTGCTCAATACCGCTGCCCCATGTCGTAGCCGAGTTTGATCCAACCAGAACTGAAGGAACGCCAAACCAGCGGCAAATTTCTTCCACGGAAAAGCGTCTCGTTTCTAAAAGCTGAGTTTCAGCCGGCGTAAGCGTCAGAGGCGTATAACTCAGACCGCCTTCGAGCACGTACAAACCGGATTGGCTACCGTTGGCCATTTCGTAGAAAGTTGTTTGAAGGCGCTCTCTCTGCTCTTTGTCGAGTGTGCCTTCCGAACTCAAGATACCGCTCGGCTTATTTGCATTGCCGAACAGTGTTGAGGCAGTCTCTTGAGCATCAGCTGCTTCGCTGATCGTGGCTGCCATCATATCCAGCTTCGATGCTCCGGCAAAACGGCCGCCGACTCCCTTCAGGTGAAACATAAACTCTTTAGCGATCTTCTCAGATTCACCGTCATGGAGATACTCGTATCTCAGGATCGAGCCGTCATAAATCGTTTTCACTTGCTGAGCGTTGAGCGGCATCATCGAGAGCACTTGTCCGGACGGATCATTGGCCTCTCGTTTGAGCCGGGCGTATCCGTTGCCTCGAAGCACCATATTGAAGATAACCTGAGACCAGAACTCGACTGGCGTCATGAACTCATTCGGGCCGTCGTGCAACAGTTTCCAAAGTTCCGTTTCCCGGGCTAAATCCCTGTTTCCGCTGTCATTGCGGTAAACGAAGATCGGCATGGAGGCCACCGTTTCAGCCAAAAGTGTCGTGCATGCCATCACAGAGGAAATCTGCAGCGCCGTTTCTTCTGAGGTCTGCCGTTTCCTTGGAACCAGCTGCAGCATCGGTTCTGTCCGCTGCACCCCTTTACTGTCGCTGAACGGATTGCCGATCGAAGAAAAAAATGAACTCAAAAACATAATTTACCAATTGAAAATGAGCGGAGAATCAAGCATCGGTGTCAGATCCACCGGCTTTTCAATCTTTCCGCCGCCGATCAGGAATGAATAGAAAGCCATGATTAAGGCCACCACTAAGTCGATCTTGTTTTCATTCCTCAGCTTGTTCGGATAAATGTTGTCTTTCGCATCGCGATGACAGACGACGTTTGAAACGCACCAATTAAAAATCGGATCATCCGGATGATGAAGCCTTCCGGACATCACTAAAGCCTCGATGGTTTTCATCGGTTCGGAGAAGTTCTGGACACTGTTGCGAACCTCGACCATGGGACAGCCCTGATCGGTTAATTCACTGGCAAGTTGTGTTGCCTGCCACGGGTCGTAAGCGATTTCCTTCACGACAAAGTCTGAGCAGCTTCGCCGGACATACTCCTTGACCTCTTCAAAATCCACAACAGAGCCTTCCGTGACCTTCAAGCGAGCCTCATACTCCCACCCGCAGTAAGAAGCGTTTTTCGCCGAATTAACAGTATCCCGAGGAAGCCAAACCTGCGGAAAAACAAAAAAATGCTGGACGCCGTTGATCGTTTTAGGAAAGAGTCTGACAGCTGCCGTCAAGTCAATCTTGGATGCCAAGTCAAGCCCCAGCCAAGATTCCCGACCGTAGAAATCTGACTCTTCCAAACTCGGATCTGCACACTCATTCCACTTTGTCAGATCCATCCAAGCCGCATCCGCATTACACCAGACGTCCAGATGCTTGGTCTTAAAGTTGTTAACCGCACTTGCAACCGTCAGAGCCTTATCTCGCAATGATTTAATCGTTTCCGGATGGACCGAGACGCCCCAGTTCGGATTGGCTTTGATCAGCGCACTGTCGCTTGTCCACTCATCTTCTTTATCAATCGAGTAGATAATTCCGAACTGATCATCCCCGCCGGCACTTTTTCCGGATAAAACTTCGATCACGTAGTTCCTTAGCTCGTAACAGATTCCGGATAAGTTGAATCCGGCTGTCGTGATAGCAAACAACAACGGCTGCAGCCGCTTACCGATAGACGTTTCAACCACGTCATAGACTTCGCGTGTTTTATGAGCATGGAGCTCGTCAATACAGGCAAAATGTGTATTGAGTCCGTCTAACGTGCTGCCTTGAGCGGATTTCGCAACAAATTTTGAATTACTGGCAAGCTGAACTATCGAATAATCCAACGCCTTAATGCCAAGTTCTCGACTTACATCTGAGCAACGCCGGACCATATCACGAGCGGTATCAAAAACTTCTCTAGCCTGCTCACGGGTAGTCGCAAATGAATAGCAATCAGCACCGCCCTCTCCGTCAAGCGCCATCATGTACAAACCGATGCTCGCTGACAGCGTAGATTTCGCGTTGCCGCGAGGCACTTCTACATACGCTCTCTTGAATCGGCGCTTTCCGCTGTCTTTACGCAGCCAGCCGAAGATTGTTGTAAGAATGAAACATTGCCAAGGCTCCAGAGTGATCGTCTGCCCTGAAAGCGGACCTTTCACATGCCTAAGATGCTCGATAAACAAACAGACTCTGGTTGCCGCCCTCGCATCGAACCGATAAGGCCAATCTTCCCGCGCGGAGCGCTCTAAATCGGATTTTTGGCGCGCGCACGCCTGACGAACGTACATACAGGCCGGCACTTCTCCGGAGAGGACCTGATTGATATACCAATTGGCCTTTGCGACGTAATTCGTCATGTCACCGTCCTGTAGTCAACCTCTGAGAGACAATCGTCCACGGCTTTATCATCGAAAAGAGACAAAGTTTTTGTATCAACCTGTCCCGGTGTTTCTCCGGTTGCAATCACCCGAGAACGAGATGACGGCGTAAAGCCGAGCTCAGAGGCAACTGACTTGAAAGGCTGTATGCACTTCACAATCAAGTTAGCCAAAAAGTTATCCCTCTCCCAGAGTTCATCCCGAAACTTAATCATGGAAATCGCACTACTGTATTTCTCCGCTACGCGGAGCTCTTCGATTTTTTTCTCCGCCTCTTCGATCTGCACGCGCAAGCGCTTTCTTTCGCGCCGATAACGGACTAGTTCAGCCCACTGTTCGCAGTATGTTTCGAACATTGCGAGGTCACATTGCTTAACCCAGCTGCCACCCTCATGCTCCAAAATAAATTTCCAATGGCATTTAGCCTCTTCGGATAAATAGTCTGGCGCCCCCGGCATATCGGTAATCCGCCCGTTCACCTTCGGTTCAAATTTATTAATCCGGCACGGCTGAGCGGTACCCTGTAGTTTCTTGATTTCGGTCGGGGTCCGTTTTCTTCCTTTCGTCACCAGAGAACTCCCTAAACACTAAACAGACAAAAGTTAAAAATTTTCCAATTTTGCACGCTCAAAAATTTGACTGAGGGCGCGGTCTCAAATGATCTCGTCATTTCACTTTTTCACCACCCCTCCCTATTAGGGAAAAGACCTTCTTTTTTATAAAATCCGAGTATTAACAGACAAAAGAAAAATATGACTTCAAATAAATCTCACGGTCCCGCTCCTTCGCAGCTTTCACAAACCAACTGGAGGGGGATAACTGCCTCTTCTTCACTATTGTTTCAAGAATGGGATAAGCTCTTCGACTCGTTATCGAATATCTGCGAAAGTTTGACAAAACCTTTAACTGACTTTCATTCAAAAAGTCAGAGACTTTTTCATTACCTTGAACAAATCAATAAATCAGAGGAGCTACCTGATTTAGATGTTTTTTTAGGAACATCCAAGCTTCAAAAAGACATCTCGCAACTGTTTCAAAAAGTTGCTGACATAGACAAACAGTTATCTCAAATTGGCTTAGACCAAGCAAAAATTTTCCACTCTCTTGAGTCATCTATTGTTAAGAGTTTAAAACCCTTTTCAAACACCAATTCTTTACTGAATACCATTGTAAATCGTCCCATTAAACTTCTGAACACCCCACGCACTGAAGAGCTGCTCTTTAACCTTCGGAGGCTTGAAAAATGCAAGGCATATTTTGGAAAGATTGACTCCAAAACTCCTATACGAGAGATTCTTAAATCCTTAGAAGGCGTCCCGGAAGAAGAGTATGGGAATGTACTGTTAAGCAAGTTCGGGCGGTCCAAAAAGAGAGGCAATGCAAGAAGAGTCAAAAGACAGGCAAAGAAAATCTTTAATTACATCCTTTACCTTTATAGTCTGTATACATTCCTAGCTTTCCTTGGAATTCCTCTTCCTGCTTCCTTTCCAGAATTTATTGAAGTAATTTTTCAACAACCAGTACAAGGCATTCAACAAACAAAGCAAAATCCACCCATAAGCAAGGGATTTGACAAACAGCTGCTCGTAGCGTCCTCCAGAAAGCGTAAAAAACGCGGCCACAAATATCGTCGTAAATAAAAAAGCTGTATCTATTTTCATAGCATCCTTTTGGTTTCCTCCTATAAGAACTTATGAATAGCGATTGGTGTTTCCGAAGCCGCCATCTTCAGCAGCCGTCTTTAGATCGTGATGTCTTTTGCACAGAGGCTGCCAGTTATTTCGATCCCAAAATAACCGTTTATCCCCCTTATGCGGAATGATGTGATCTACTACCGTAGCCAATCGTGGAAAACCTTCGGCCTCGCATCGGACACAGAAAGAATGACGAGCCAGAAAACTTTCCCGGGCTTTTCTCCATGCAGAGG